CCCAGAGCGATTCGGAGAGAGCATGAATACCATCATAGGCTTCTGCTTGATCATGGTCGTGGCCCTTAACCTGCTCGTTCTCGCGCTCGCCACCTGCCGCGCCCGTCATCGCAAGCTAGAGGGCAACGTGGTGCCGTTCCGGTACTACCGCAAATTGGACATCCGCGCATGAAGGTGCTGGACCTGTTTTCCGGCATCGGCGGCTTCAGTCTTGGCCTTGAGCGCGCGGGCATGACGACGGTCGCTTTCTGCGAGATCGATCCCTTCTGCCGCAAGGTGCTGGCGAAACATTGGCCCAAGGTTCCCTGCTATGACGACATCCGAACCCTCACCGCCGAACGGCTGGCGGCAGATGGAATTTCCGTGGATGTTATCTGCGGAGGGTTCCCATGCCAGGACATCAGCCTTGCAGGAAAGGGCGCCGGGCTCGCCGGAGAACGCTCCGGCCTCTGGTCTGAATATCGCCGCCTTATCGAAGAAGTCGGACCGGAATGGGTCATCATCGAAAACGTCGCAGCCCTTCGCTCTCGCGGATTGGACCGCGTGCTCGGCGAAATCGCTGCGCTCGGCTTTGATGCTGAGTGGCACTGTATTCCCGCTGCCGCCGTTGGCGCACCACACCGGCGCGACCGCCTCTGGATTGTGGCCCACTCCTCACGGCTTCAGTCCGGACGGCAAGAGCAATGGGCCATCCGGGAACGAACTCGGCAGAGCGGTCAACCGATCAATCCAATGGCCGACTCCGCGAGCGACGGACGGGAGCCACGGCGGGAGAGTGACGCCGCGCAAGAGCAGGAACGGCGGCAATCTGATCGAAGCGGTTTCGATGCAGATGTGGCCTACGCCATCGGCTCGCGACTGGAAGGGCGCACCCGCATCGCTCGACACCTTGCCGACCAACTCGCGGCCGTTGAACGAGGCCGTGAGATTCCCGTCTCCGAGGGCGAGCGGGACAACGATGGGCGGCGGATCGAATGCCAGGAGGGCGGCGAGAGAGCGGGGCGATTTAGTCAGTGGCTCTCTGAACCCAACGTGGGTCGAGTGGCTAATGGGGTTCCCGCTCGGGTGGACAGACTTAGGTCCCTCGGAAACGCCGTCGTCCCGCAGATCCCAGAAATAATCGGCCGCGCCATCATGGAGGCAGCATGACCCGCGTCACCATGCTCGGCCCCAAGCGCATCTCTCCCACGGTTCCGGAGATCAAGCGCCTGATCGCATTGGCGCAGGCTGAGGCTCTGAGCATTCACGGCGAGGACACGATGGATCATATCGCCGTAGTCCTCGCATCATGGCTCTGGCACTCCCAGAGAGGCATGAGCCACGGGATGTTGAGATTGGAGCCGGAGGTTACGCCGTTGCCGAAGGTGAGGGGAGAGGCGCTGTGAAGCCGTGGCTGTATGTCGGGGCGAAGGTGGCGTTCATCGGCGGCATCGAACGGTCAAACAAACCGCAGCGATGGGGCACGATGGTGGCCATGCTTGACCCAAACCAGACTTACACCGTGCGCGATATCCGTGTGTTTGGCGAAATCGCCCACAGGATTAAGGGCGATCCGATCGGCATCCATCTCGAAGAGGTCTGCAACCCGGTGGCTGATTTATATGACACCGGGTCGCATGAACCATATTACCCGATCATGTTCTTCCGCCCCATCAGCACCATCGACACCACCAAGACAGTGGAAGCCCTAAAGAAGCTGGTCGAGCCCAATGAATTGCTCATCGCGGCAACGGTCGAATGGGCGAAGGCACGCGCATGACCATCCCAGCCATCCATCAAAAGCACTTCCCCAACAGCCAACTGGCCCCGAAGAGGAACAAGTACGGGGCGAAGAAGACGCTTCTGGATGGAATGATGTTCGACAGCATGGCCGAGGCCAAGCGCTGGAGCGAACTTGCCCTGCTCCAGAAGGCCGGGGAGATCAAGAACCTCAAGCGCCAGGTTGTCTATGAATGTGTCGTTAACGGCCAGTTGGTGACGAAGTACCGCGCTGATTTCGTCTACGACCGCGCCGGCCAGACCGTCACCGAGGATGTAAAGGGAATGCCGAGAGAAACGGCGCTGTTCCGACTAAAAAAGAAATTGATGTTTGCATGCTTCGGCATCGAGGTTGAGATCCACAGGAGGAAGCGTTGAGCCAGACAACTACCATCCTCAAAGCCCTGAAGCGTGGAGAGAAGCTTACTCCGCTGGAGGCGTGGAAGCGTTACGGAATCGCCCGTCTCGCAGCTCGCGCATATGACTTACGCAGCAAGGGTGTAAACGTCATCTCCACCATAGTGGAGAGGGGTGGGGCGAGGGTGGCGCAGTACAGCTTGAAGCGGAAGGCGGCATGAGCTACGGGAAGGTCCACGACGCGTATTGGGAATCTGAGACGATCGACGCGCTCAGCGACCGCGCCGCGCTCCTCGGGCTATTTCTGATCTCTGGGCCGCATCGTAACGCGATCGGCTGCTTCAAGCTCGGCATGGGCGCCATCACCGACAACCCGCGCTTCGGCGGATGGGGTATCGATGGGGTATCGGACGCCCTTCAGGAACTGTCAGGAAGGGGGTTCATTGCCCGTGACGATCGCACTGGATGGACCTTCATCCGCAACGCCTTGAAGCATGACCCGATCAAGGGCCTCAAGGCGGCGATCCATGCTGCGAAGTTGGTCGGCGCCGTTCCCAAAACTCTCAGCTTTTACGCGGAGTTGTGCGCCAAGGTGGCCGAGCAAATCGAAGCTGAGAAAGGGGGTAAGGACGTGGCTGGATACCCCTTCGATGCCCCTTCGATAGCCAAGCCTTCTCCTGAACCTTCTCCTCTACCTTCTCCTGAACCAACACCGTCGCAAGCGACCCCCGCGCCTTCGTCGCTCGCTCGCGAATTTGAAGATTGGTGGAAGGTCTACCCGAAGAAGGACGACAAGGGCCACGCTCTGAAGGCTTTCGAGAAAACCCGGAAGTCAGGCATCCCCCTCGAAACGCTCTTGGCTGGAGCCAAACGCTACCGCGACGATCCCAAGCGAGACCCGAAGTTCACCAAGAACGCCGCCACTTGGCTCACCGGCCAATGCTGGCTGGACGAAGGCGCGGAGGCCCCGCCTGCACCAGTCGAAATCTCACTGGAGCAGAAGGAGGCCAATCGCCTCGAAACCCTGGCCTGGGCAATCGACAAGGGCATGATCAACATCGCCAACAACGGCAAGCCCGCGGATGTCCGAACGTTGGTGCAGCGAGGCCGCGTCACTCAGCAGCAATGCGAGAAGATGGGCCTAAGGCATTGCTTTGAATCAGCTACAGCCTAGCCCCCACAAGGCAAACAGAGGAGAGAGACGGTGAGGAAGATCCCGACAATGTTTGAACGCGATTGGAACGGCGACCGCAGCCGGGTTCTAAACCAGATCCACGCGGGCTGCGAATGGGTGGCTGATGGCGAAGGAATCGCCACCCGCAAGATTGACGGGACCTGCTGCATGGTCCGTGCTGGCCGATTGTTCAAGCGCCGCGAGGTCAAGGAAGGGCAGGCCGTTCCGGAAGGGTTTGAGCCAGTCGGGACCGATGATGAAACCGGCAAAACGGTTGGGTGGGTTCCGGTAAGTGAAAGTGACCCAGAGGACGCACGCCACCGAGAAGCCTACGCAGCGGCTGGCGGGACTTTGCCTGATGGCACTTACGAGCTGATCGGCCCGAAGGTGCAGGGCAACCCAGAGCGCGTGGCCAGCCATCAGCTTATTGCCCATGGTCAAGGCATGGCTGGTGATTTGGCTGGCGTGCCGCGAGACTTCGAAGGGCTCAAGGCATACCTCGCAATGGCGGAATTTGAGGGCATCGTTTTCCATCATATCGACGGGCGCATGGCGAAGATTAAAGCCCGTGATTTCGGCATCAAGCGCCCAGCCTAACCATGCCCACAACCCAAACAACCAGGGGGAAGGGATGACGCTGGCTGAAATCGAGAAGGCCGCAATCCTTTCGGCGTTAGAGCAATGTCGCTGGCATCGGAAGACGGCGGCAAAAGTCCTCGGCATCACCCCCAGGACCATCGAGAACAAGATCGCCCGCTATCGCAAAGAAGGCGCGACTATACCGCTGTGGCGACAGCGGCGCGTTTCATGCGAAACCGAAAGTGTTTCGGAATGAAGCGCCGGCTTCCAACCGACACAGTTCTCAGCGCCCTCCTGAGCACAGGGGCGTTTTTCACCGATATAGCCCGCCAGTACAAAGTCACCGTCCGCGCTGTCCGCAGGCATGCAAGGCGTCTCGGATTCGAGCCCATCCCCCAGGGAGAGCGGCAGGGGCAGAAAACCACATATCGTGGCCTCCCGCTCAAGCATACACCACATAATCCCATTGATGTGCGATAAGGCTATCGGGTTAATGGGGTATGCCAGCACGGACCCGCAAGATCCGTCACGATGAGAACACCCGCGCCAAGATTCAGGCGGGGAATATCATCACGCGCCTTCAGAAGTATATCAGTGGCGAAATCAGCATGGAAGGCCCTGCGGTCACTGCCGCTCTGGGCCTTCTGCGCAAGGTCGTGCCTGACCTCACATCAGTCGAACATTCCGGTGAGGTCACAACGCATTACGTGGTGGGCATCCCGCCCCGTGAATCAACGAGCGACGCATGGGCCAAGCAGCAAGAGCCCACACTACAGTAATCGTTTGGCAGCCGCAGCCAGGCCCGCAAACCGCGCTACTCACATGCCCGGTGTTCGAGGTCTTTTACGGCGGCGCTCGCGGCGGCGGCAAAACTCAGGGCATGCTTGGGGACTTCGCCTCGCATGCTGGCGAGTACGGGGCTGATGCCTCGGGGCTGATGATTCGCCGCACTCGGGTTGAGCTGGCTGACACCATCGAGAAGTCCAAGGCGATCTACGGCCCGATCGGCGCCCGCTTTCATGAGCAGGGCACATACTGGCGATTCCCAGACGGGGCAAAGCTTTCCTTCGCATACCTGGAGCGCGACGCCGATGCGCAAGCCTACCAGGGGCATGGATACACCAGGGTCTATGTCGAAGAGATCGGCAACTTCCCCGATCCTGCTCCAATCAAAAAGCTCATGGCGACGCTACGAAGCGGCAAGGGCGTCCAGGTCGGATTCAGGGCCACAGGAAATCCGGGCGGCCCTGGCCATCAGTGGGTTAAGGCGCGCTATATCGATCCTGCTCCGCATGGCTACAAGATCATCCGGGACGAAGAGTCGGGGTTAGAGCGGGTGTTCATCCCGGCCAAGGTTTCGGACAACGCAATTCTGATGCAGAACGATCCTGGATACGTGGATCGGCTCAAGGCATCCGGCTCCGCAGCTCTGGTCAAGGCGTGGCTGGATGGTGACTGGGATGTGATCGAGGGCGCGTTCTTTGATACCTGGGATTCGGCCAAGCACATCATTCGACCTATTCCTCTCCCTGACACCTGGACGCGCTTCCGCGCCATGGATTGGGGCTATGCAAAGCCCTTCTCGGTCGGCTGGTACGCCGTCAGTGATGGTGAGCTGACGCAGTTCCCCAAGGGCGCAATCATCAAATACCGGGAATGGTACGGGAAGACTTCGCCGAACGTGGGCCTGCGGCTCGATGCTGAAGACCTAGCCAAGGGCGTATTGGAGCGGGAGAAGGACGACCCCGAGCCCCCGAAACACGCCAAGCGCATCGGCTATGCAGACCCGGCCATCTTCGCAGAGGACGGCGGCCCGTCGATCGCGGAGCGCATGGCCGCGGTCGGGTGCATGTGGGTGCCGGCGGACAACAAGCGCATCCCAGGTTGGGACCAGATGCGCGCCCGCCTCGGGGGCGAGGACGACATGGGCACCGGCACCCGGCCGATGCTGTACTTCTTCTCAACGTGCCTGGATTCCATCCGCACGATTCCAGCCCTCCAGCATGACGAGACCAAGGCTGAGGACGTGGACACCGATGGCGAAGACCATGCTGGCGATGAGACGCGTTACGCCTGCATGTCGCGCCCTTACATCCGTCCGGGGATGCCGAAGCCCAAGCCGAAGTTCATCACGGTCGGCGGGGTGACCACGGTCACCATGGAAGATCTGTGGAAGGAGAAGGACCGGCAGAAATCCAGGGGAGCTGAGCGCATCTAATGCCTGAATCACAGCAAGGCTCATCCCAATCCGTCGAAACGACTAAGGGCTTTGGCCCTGGTGAGGAGGGCGAGGCCAAACGCTACCTCGCTGAAATCAAGATGTACGAATCCGAGGTTCGGGATTTCTGCAAGCGCGGGGACAAGATCGTCAAGCGCTACCGGAATGAGCGTTTCTCCGATCAGGCCGCGACAAACACCAATTCCGCCCGTGGCTTCGCCATGTTCTGGGCCAACGTGCAGACCCTCCAGCCCACGATCCTCGCCAACCCGCCCAAGGCCAACGTATCCCGCCGGTTCAAGGATGAGGACGCTGTAGCCAGGGTTGCGGCAATGGCCGGCGAGCGCTCCCTTGACTACGTGATCGACCAGGACGGCTATTACGAAACCCTAAAGCAGTCTCGCGATGATTATCTCCTGGTCGGACGAGGCGTGCAGTGGTGGCGCTATGTGCCGTCATTCAATGATGTGCGTGTTCCGCTCCAGATCAGCGACGACGCCAGCACCTACACGGCTGAGGACGGCACGGAATACCAGGCAGATGATGAGCGCATAGAGACCGATGAGGACGGCGCTTACATCACCGATCGGGAGCTGGAATCCGAGAAGGTCGTTGCCGACTATGTGAACTGGAAGGACTGGGGACGCTCTCCGGGCGCTAGGACGTGGGCGGAGGTCTATTGCGTCTGGCGCATCGCCTACATGGACCGCGATCAGCTGATTGAGCGGTTCGGCGAGGAGAAGGGTAAAGCTGTAATCCTGGACCATGAGCCCCCTAAAGGCGGTTGGGGCGACAAGGAAGAAAAGTCCTTCTTCAAGAAAGCCACGGTCTATGAGCTGTGGGACAAGAACAAGCGCAAGGTCGTGTGGCTTGCGAAGAACTCCAGCGATCCGGGCCTTCTGGATTCCCGTGATGATCCCCTGAAGATTCGCGGCTTCTTCCCATGCCCCCGGCCGTTGCTCGGAACCACCACCACTGACAGATTCGAGCCCGTGCCTGACTTCCTGATGTACCAGGACCAGGCGCAGGAAATGGACGTGCTCACCCAGCGGATTTACAAGCTGATTGAATCCATCAAGGTCAAGGGGCTGTATTCAGGAGCAGTCCCAGAGTTGCAAACCCTCCTCGCCGATGCCGAGGAAGGGGACATGACGCCGGTCGATAAGTCGATCCTGGCCCTCATCAATGGCGACATCTCAAAGTCCGTTTGGATGTGGCCGATTGAGATCATGGTGTCGGCCCTCAATGAGCTGATCGCCGCCCGGAACGTGGTGAAGCAGGACGCCTACGAAATCACTGGGCTTTCGGACATTATCCGAGGGGCCACAGATCCCAAAGAGACCTTGGGCGCCCAGGAACTGAAAGTTCAATCGGGCTCTATTCGTGTCCGGGACAGGCAGCAGGAAATGGCGCGGTTCATCCGCGACGGCCTCAGCATCGCCTTCGACATCATCTTCAACGTGTTCTCGGACGAAACGATCATCGATATGTGCGACATGGCGTCGATCAAGGACGCCGATCAGCCGTATCAACCGATGATGGGCCATAACGGCAGCCCGCCCATGGACCCCCAGGCGCCCGGCATCCCAGGCGGTGCAATGCCGCCTCAATCGTCTCCAATGCCGGGCGCCGCCCCCATGCCTCCGGGCGTCCCGCAGGGTATCCCGCTTCCCCAAGGCCCGACGCTGGGTCAGATGGCGATCGAGCTCTTGCGGGATCGGGGCAAGCGGCAGTTTCGCATCGATATCGAAACCGACTCAACGATTGAGATCGATCAGAACGCCGAGAAACAAGCGCGCTCTGAGTTCGTCACAGCCGTTGGAACGTTCATCGAGCAGGCTGCCCCCGTGCTCATGCAGGCGCCAGAGTTCATTCCGATGTTCGGGGAAATGCTGCTCTTTGCCGTCCGTGGATTCAAAGCCGGCGATCAGCTCGAAGGTGTGATTGAGAAGGCCATGGAGCAGCTTGCTCAAAGAGCCCAGCAGCAAGCCGCCAATCCCCAGCCTGATCCTGAGGCAATAGCGGCCCAAGCCAAGACCGATCAGATCAAACTTCAAGGCCAGATTGCCCAGCAGAAGGCCGCAGCGGAAGCGGAGCGCGACCGCACGGAATTGGCTAACGACCAGGCCCGCATGACGATGGAATCGCAGCAGGGTCGAGAGGAGATGGAGTTCAACCGCGAGAAAATGCGGCTCGAAATCCAGAAGATGGTCATGGAGATCATGGCGATTAAGGAAAAGGCTGATCTTGAACGCTCTGTCGCCCAGGACAAGGCCGTGAACGAGCAGCAGATCGGCCAGATGAAGGTCGAGCAGGCCCGGCAGATGGGCGACATGAAAGCCTCCCAAGCCGAAGAGATGGGGGCCATTAAGGCGAAGCAGGCGGCGGAGAAGCCGAAACCGACGAATGGAGCGGCGAAGTGAGGCAAGCCCTTTTATCGCGTACAGCAATGGCCATGATTCTACTGTCAACCGGTGCAGCGGTCGAGCCGTGGCGCGCGTATCGCCGCTGGCTCTACCCGGCCGAAGAAGCGGAGATGGCTCTTATCCAATCCGTGCGATCAAAGGCGCAGCATTAATGGGCGTCGTCTATGTCATCCGCAATGGCGAGCTGGTCGAGAAGTCCAAGGCCGAGCCCCTAAAGCGCGCCGGCCACTTCATCATCAGCGACAACCTGGATTATGTGCGCTGCACCGCCAACGGCAAGCGATACACGTCCAAAAGCCGTTACACCGCTGATGTGAAGGCCATGGGCTATCAGATCCTGGGGAATGACAAGCCGCAGGGCAGGCCGAAGCTTGAGGGTCACCCCGAGCGTGCCGGTCATGCCCTTTATCGAAACTGGGAAAAGCTTGGAGGCTCTTGATGCCTGACACCGACACCCGTCTCTCCATGGCGGAACAGCTCAGCGCGACATACGACAAGCTGGCAGAGGAGAAGCCCGATGACACATCTGAGGTGGCTGCTGACACTGACGCCAACCCAGCTCAGGAGGGAACTTCGGAATCTGGGCAAGCGGATCGACCTGATCGCGCGCGCGACGAAGCCGGCCGATTCGCCAAAGAGAAAGCCGAGAAGCGCGAAACCCTCACGCTGAAGCCGAAGGAGACCAAGGATGCCGCGCCGCAACCGGAGCGCCCTGAAGCGGGGAAAGAGGCAGGCAAGGAAGTGGCGCCAGAGGGCAAAGACAAGCCCCAAGGCGAAGTAATTCAGCCGCCAGCGAATTGGTCAGGGAAAGCCAAGGTCGAGTTCAATCGGCTCCCCTACCATGTGAAGCAGGAGCTGGTCGGCGAGATGAACCGGGCAGGGGAGAGCGTCGCCAAGCTTTCCCCCATGGCTCCTGTTCTCCAGCCCTACGAGGAGCGGTTTCAGCGCGAGTTCGGCGGCACCGATCGGGCGCTTGCCAATATCCTCGGCGCATGGAAGCACGCTCGCAGCGAGCCCATCGATTTCACGGCGCAGTTCGCACAGACATACGGCAATGGAAGTCCTATTGATTTCCTTCGCAACGTCGCTCAAAGATTGGGCTTAGATCCGCAGTCCATCGGGGCCGCGTCGGGCACTCAGCCGCAAGGCGAAGGTTTGCCGCAGTATGTGACCCGCGAAGAACTGGCAGCGATCCAGCAACAGCAAGCCGCAGACTATCAGCGCCGGCAAGCTGAAGCCTTCCAAACGCAGATCATGTCGGAAGTCGCAGAGATGCGAGCCGACGCCGCAAACTTCCCGTATTTCAACGATGTGCGTGAGCACATGGTTGGCTTGATCCAATCCCCGGCCATGTCGGCGATGATCAAGGAAAAAGGCGGGAAGGCCGCGCTTAAAGAGGCATACGATCAGGCTGTGTGGGCAAATCCTTCAACCCGCAACGCCCTTATCGAAACCCAACAGCGCGAAGCTGCGGCGAAGATCGCAGCCGACCGGAAGGCCGCAGCAGACAAGGCCCGATATGCAGGCGGCTCCGTCACCGGATCGCCCGGCGTCGCGCGCGGGGAGGTCCATGTCAATCAATCAGTGCGGGCCGACCTCGCCAGTAATTGGGAAAAGTTGGAGGCCCGCGTGTAGGGGCCGCTTAAGGCGGCGCCGGAAGGATAGCCGCCATGGCAAGCCCGAACCTCTCGGAACTCATCACCACCACGTTGTACGACCGCCGTACCACGCTGGCGGACAACGTCACGAAAAACAACGCGATCCTCTATCAGCTCGAAAAGAAGGGTCGCCGCCGCGACTTCACTGGCGGTCGGCAGATGGTCGAGCCGATCTTCTATGCCGAGAATAGCACCTACACCCGCTATTCCGGCTACGACACGCTGAACATCATGCCGAGCGATGTGATTTCGGCTGCGGTCTACGACATCAAGCAGGCCGCCGTCGCTGTTTCGATTTCCGGTCTTGAGCAGCTCCAGAACTCCGGCAAGAACGCCATCATCGACTGGCTGGCCGCGAAGATGGAGAACGCGGAATCGACCTTCCAGAACGGCCTTTCCAACGACCTCTATTCGGCGGGCACCGCCGATAGCTCCAAGCAGATCGGCGGCTTGCAGTACGGCATCGCCGACACGCCGACCTCCGGCACCGTGGGCGGCATCGATCGCGCGACCTTCACGTTCTGGCGCAACTACTCGTTCGATGCGACCACGGACGGCGGCGCCGCAGTCACCGCGGCGAACATCACCCGGTACATGCGGACCGTCTACCAGAACGTCAGCCGCGGCAACGACAAGCCGGATCTCTGGGTCGCGGATAACAACTACTGGGGCGCCTACTGGGATTCGCTCCAGGCCATCCAGCGCATCAACCAGATGAACAGCGACGGCCCGGCTCAGGCTGGCTTCGCCGCGCTCGACTTCATGGGCGCGCCGGTCGTGATGGACGGCGGTGTCGGCGGCTTCTGCCCAACCAATCACATGTACGCGCTGAACTCCAAGTACATGAGCTATCGCCCCCACACCGACCGGAACATGGACCCGATTGGCGGGGATCGCTGGTCGATCAACCAGGACGCGACGGTCAAGCTGATCGGCTGGGCCGGCAACGTCACCTATTCCGGCCCGCAGTACATGGGCGTTCTGAAGGACTGACCCCCAACCGGGCTCAGGCCCAAGGAGAATGACATGACGTACTATGCAGTTGAATCCCGCCTCGGCCTCCAGGCCATTGCGGAGACCTCGACCACCCAGCGCCATGCGCTGGGCACCATCATCCGCGCCAAGGACTCGACCTATGGCGAGGGCGAGTTCATCTATCTTCTGGGTGTCGCAAACACCGCCATCGGTTCCGTGGTCACCTACGATACCGGGACTTTCGCAACCACGCTTTCTGCCGTGGGCGGCAATATCCCGCGGCCGATTGCCATTTCCATGTCGGCCAACGTCGCTTCGCAGTGGGGTTGGTATCAGATCTCCGGTCAGGCGGTGGCTAAGAAGCAGTGCACCGTCTCTCTCGCGGCCGGCGCTGCGGTGGGCGTGCTCTCCACCGGCCTCATTGCCGGCACGGCCTCGGGCAAGGAAATCGACGGCGCGGTTGTCGCGGCGGTCGCGTCCGCCACGGCGGGCCGGACCTCGGTCACCCTCCTGATCGACCGACCGACCAAGCAGGGGCGGGTGACGTAGGGTGAAGCTGCCCTATCACAACCTCGTCGTTACCCACTGGAACCCAGGGGCCACCATGCCCCTGGTGCTTCCCATTCACGTCGTTTGCAATACCGACGACGAGCAGCTTTACGGGAATATCCGCACAAACTCCGCCGTCAAAGGCAGGGTGTGGGTTAAGTCTCTCCCCGCCGAGGATGGTGTTGCTGTGCTCTGTGGCTCTGGTCCTTCGCTGAAGGATCACCTTGACGACCTCAAGCAAGCAATCCCGTCCGGCGCTACGGTCTTTGCGCTGAACGGTGCGGCGAAGTTTCTCGCGGCAAACGGCATCATGCCGGACTACCAAGTGATCCTCGATGCCCGGCCGGAAACCGCGCAACTGATCGGCCCAGCGCGTCGTCATCTGTTCGCCTCTCAGGTCGATCCTTCTCTTTTTGCCGCCGTTCCTGATGCCATTCTCTGGCAGCTCCAGGTGGAGAATATTGACGACTATTTGCCCGATGAACAGCCGGCGCATTGCCTGGTTGGCGGGGCTGCCTCTGTCGGCAACACCGCAACGTGCCTCGCCTATGCCTTGGGATTCCGGGAGATCCATTGCTACGGCTATGACTCCAGTTTTGCCGAGGATGGGGCGTCTCACGCCTTCCGCCAGCCGATGAACGACGGGGACCCGTCCTGCATCGTGAATTTCTGCGGCAAGCCCTACACCACTTCTTTAACGATGAAGCTCCAGGCGGAGAAGTTCCCAAAGACCGCTCAATGTCTCAAAGACGCAGGGTGCAAGGTCTTTGTGCATGGATCGGGGTTGCTCCCGGACATCTACAACCGCCCTCCCTCCGATCTCTCCGAGCGCGAGAAGTATGAGCGTATTTGGAACGTGGGCGCATATCGCTTGGTCGCTCCAGGCGAGAGTAGCGCGCACGACTTCATTCAAAACACCTTCGCCGCATGGCCGCCAGTCGGAAGGCCGCAGGTTGTGGATTTCGGCTGTGGAACGGGGAGGGGAGCCCTGGCCCTACGCAAGATGGGCTGCGATGTGCTGTTGGTGGATTTCGCCGCGAACTGCCGTGATCCCGAGGCCATGGATCTACCCTTTATTGAGGGTGACCTTGAGACCGTCCAAGCGGTTGGGGATTACGGGTATTGCACCGATGTGATGGAGCACATCCCGCCTGAGAAGTTGGACGCAGTGATCCGGAACATAATGAGCAACGTCCCGGAGTGTTTCTTCCGCATCGACTTTGAAGACGACATGTACGGCGCCGTCATCGGCGAACCGCTTCATCTCTCCGTCCATACCCATGCCTGGTGGCTGGCCCGCTTCGATTGGCTGGGCTTCAACGTCGTGTGGTCACGAGACGATGGGGGGCACGGCCTCTTTATCGTCAGGCATCGAATTTACGACGACATGTCCGCAACGGTCCATTGAGGAGAAACCATGGCCGATCCTGTTTTCTACCGCACCGCAGATGGAAACGCCGCCCGTTTCTGGTGGGGCACTGAGAAGAACAACGTTGCCAGCCAGACGGCCGGCCGTCCGATCTTCGACAAAGTGCTGATGATGGAGATCAGCAAACCCGGTGATCGGGATTCCAAACCGCATTTCATGATCGAGCGGCATTTCTCGGACGGCACGGTGAAGCAGTTCAACGGCGAAACCAAAGGTCCGAACGGTCAGACCCAACGGGGACCGTGGCGGGAAATCATGCACGATCAGTTGAAGGCGTGGGAATCCCAGCAGACCGGCGGCGCGATGAACGGCACCCCGCTTTCGGAATGCACCTGGGTCGATATCGCGCTTGCGGAATCCCTGAAGGCGGTCGGCGTTCACACGGCGGAAGCCTTGGCCGAAGTGCCGGATTCGCATTTGCACTCTCTGGGGCATGACGGCCGGAAGCTGCGCGACAAGGCCAAAGCCTATCTTGAGGCTGCCGCCGGGAATGCCCCAATCGAACGTCTGACCAACGAGCTGGAAACGGCGCGCCAGGAAACCGAGACCCTGAAAGCCCAGATGGCTGAACTCCTCGCCCGGCTCCCGAAGGAAACTGAAACTGAAACCCCAGCGCCTCGCCGCGGTCGCCCGCCGGCACAGCGCGCCGCCTAGAAAGGACTCATCATGGCAACCGCAACCGATCTCGCCGGCCTTGGCCTCCCGCCGCTCGTTGCTGAGCGTCTGGGCTTTGGTGGAACGACCAGCGCTCTCGTCGGCGCTGGCACGACTTCCGCCGATGCCCTACAACTCGCCAGCGGCGTCAACATCTTCGCAACTGTGGCTTCCGGCTCCGGCGCGAAACTGGTGAGCGCCAATCAGGCCGGCCCCAATGCCATCGTGAACGGGGGAGCGAACGCTTTGCTGGTCTACCCGGCGACGGGCGAGCAGATCAACAACGCCACGGCCACGACCGGCACGTACAGCATCGCCAATGGCAAGACAGCGACATTCTGGCCGGCCGGTCCGGGCCGCTGGGTCGCGACGCTTTCGACCTGATGACCTGTCTCAGCATCATTCAGGCGGCGGCGGGCAGGCTGGGGATTCCTCAGCCGACTGCCGTTGTCTCGTCCACCAACGCGCAGTACATCCAGCTCCTCAACCTCCTGAACAAGGAAGGAGTGGAGTTGGCGGCGCGTGCGGATTGGCAGGTGCTGACCAAGCAAAAGACGTTCCTGACCACAGCCGATGAAATCCAGCTTCTCAGCGTCGCCGATGACTACGGCCATTATGTCATCGACACGATGTACAACCGCTCCGCCATTCGAAAGATCGTCGGACCTCTCACCCCGGCGGAGTGGCAGGCAGAAAAAGCCTTCCCTGTTTACACGGCCGTCAACCCGGCCTTCCGGTTTCGCGGCAACAGTCTGCTGTTCACCCCAGATCCCACGGCGCTACAGACCATCGCTTATGAGTATGTGAGCCTGAATTGGGTTCTGGCTGCGGACGGGGTGACCTACAAAGCCGCGATGACGGCCGATACCGACACCACGCTCCTGAACGAGCCCGTCATGACGGACGGGGTTGTCTGGCGCTGGAAGTCCGCAAAGGGCTTCGACTTCGCGGAAGAGTTCCAGGAATACGAGGAGAAGGTTGCGCGTCTTGAAGCCCAGGACGGTGGCGGGAAGCCACGGCTTAACCTTCAGTATGGCTTGGGCCGTCGTGCGTTCTATCCCGCCAACATCCCCGAAGGGAATTGGCCGGGATGAGTATGCGCCGCGCCCAACACGCTTCCCATTCGGCTGCACGCGCTGCAATCGTGAACGGCTTCTCTCTGCCTGCTCCCACAGGTGGACTAAACGCCCGCGACGCGCTCTCCAACATGCCGCCGCAGGATGCCTTGATCCTGGAAAACATCGTTCCTGACCAGTCCAACGTCATGGTGCGGAGAGGCAACGAGGAGCACGCCGACACCGGAACGGGGTTTCCGATCGACACCATGATGCAGTGGGCGGGTCCGGCGAACAACAAGCTTTTCGCGGCGGTTCAAACCGAAATCTACAACGTGACCAATCCCGGCACCACGGGTGCCGCAGATGTGACCGGCCAATCCAACGGGCGGTACGTCTATACGATGTTCGCCACGTCGGGTGGTAACTTCCTGGTCCTGGTCAATGGGGCTGACGCGTGCCTGAACTACGACGGCACCACCTGGACGACGCCAGCAATCACCAACGTTTCCTCCTCAAGCCTCACCTGGGTTGTCGCCCACAAGGCGCGGCTCTGGTTCGCCCAGGAAGGAACGACGGACGCCTGGTATCTGCCGGCCGCTTCCATTGCAGGGGCGGCGGTTAAATTCCCCCTGGGCTCGGTCTTTCAGCTTGGAGGCTATCTGATTGCCATTGGGGCTCTGTCTCAGGACAGCGGCAACGGGCTTGACGACTACCTGTGCTTTTTCTCCTCCAACGGAGAGGTTGCGGTTTACCAGGGGACCGATCCTGCATCCTCCGCCACCTGGTCTCTGGTCGGAACCTTCGCCCTTGCCCGTCCGGTTGGCACGCGTCCGATCCTGAAAGTGGGTGGAGATATCGCCCTGATCTCGGATGCCGGTGTGATTTCGGTGATGAAGGCGCTGAACATGGACAAGGCGGCTCTGGCAAGAGCTGCGATCACCGACAAGATTTCTCCTCTGTTCAATGGCCTCGCAGCGTCTTACGGGACCAATTACGGCTGGCAGTCCTTCAGCTATCCCAAGAGCAATTGGGCCATCTTCAACATCCCGATTTCCGAGAACACCCGGCAGATCCAATTGGTGATGAACACCCTCAACGGATCTTGGTGTTCCTTCACCGGATGGAATGCGAACAACTTCGCCCTTCTCGGAGCCGATCTTTATTTCGGCGGGAACACCGGGAAAGTCTACCTGGCTGACACCGGGTACATGGACGATGGGGCTGCGATCCTCGCCCGCTACAAGGGAGCGTTCAATTACCTGGGGAACAGGGGAACCAACAAATACCCGACCTTGGCAAGGCCAGTCTACCAGTCGAACGGCACTCCTTCCATCCAGCTCGGGATCGATGTCGATTTCTCGGATGTAGATCCTGGATCGACTCTGGACGTTCCTGCGGTCATTGCCGGCTGGGATGCGGGCGAGTGGGATTCCGCGCTCTGGTCCGGGAATTACGACTACATCACGCAGTGGCAGACCGTGGGAGGGTTTGGGTACTGCGTTTCCCTGCGTCTCAACATCTTGGTCAAGGGTCAGTCGTTCATCCTCAACAGCTTCGACATGCAGGCTCAGGTGGGAGGCCCGATATGAGGCTTCTATTTGGCCATGACCAGATCGTGAGCAATTGGGTCAGGAACCACATCCCGCATATGCAGAGC